ACAGTTCCGGCCTCTTCACCCGGAGTTTTAGTCCCATACCTATCGTTTTTGTAAATAAGCCGACCTGTTTCGGGTTCATAAGCCAGATTTTTCTTCATGTCTTCCAGAATTTCCTTCGTTTCACCCATTTCTGCCTCCATTTAAAGTGAACAGTGCATATATGGGCGCTCATAGCCATTGTTCAACCCCCTCAGCGAAACTTTTCCCGGTTGCCACTCGGGCCTTGACTTCGGTAGACGAATCGGTTAGACAGTCCCCATCAGATTGAGGAGATCAGAGATGAGACACACAGCAACCCTAAACCTTGAAGAGATTGATGTCACCTTTAGCGGTGTCCCTGCTGAGAGTGACTACGGTGTTCAAGGGAGTCCTGTCTGGACTGAGATGCAGGATGTTCAAATCGAGGAAGTCTACATTCTTGGTGTAAATGTTCCTGTCAAACAACTTCCAGATGAACTGAAATCCCAACTGTTTGAACTGTCTTCAGAGGTGGAATGGTGACTTTCGAAGGTAAGAGTTACACAGAAATAAATGGAGTAAGCATGGAAGTGGACCTGTATAAGATGTTCGGTATATGCCTTGATGGACCTAATATCGGGGAAGAAGTGGAACTAACCGAAGAACAATTCTACAGGGCTTGGAAGGAATATAACGACCAACTGCTGATGTTCCTTGAAGGAGAAGTGTGATGCAGCTTAATATCGCAATTTTTGTAACTAGTCTTGTCATGCTACTTATGTTGGCTTCAGTGGTAACAATGGGAGATAAACTAAATACTGTGGGGACATTCGCTTTTGTGTTGTCCGTTTTTGGACTGGTATACTCGATTGTAGGGTTCTTTTAAGGAGAAGTGTGATGACTGACAAGATCGAAGAACTAAAGAAACTCAAGGAAGCCCTCGAAACCGGGAATTACAATAAAACCAAAGGCACCCTCAAAGGCACTCTTCCTGATGGTTCCGTAGGATACTGCTGTCTTGGTGTATATGCTACTCTTTGTGGTTATGACCTAGAGACTGCCAAAGGTTGCCACGAAGAGGGTAAAGACGAGTGGGTATACTTCGATGAGGGAGATGATAATATTTACAAAATGACTAGAAATGTCTTCGGTGACTGGGAATCTGAAGAACTAATGGACGTAAATGACGACAGTCAGACTTGGAAACCTGTGATTGATACTATTGAGTGGATGATTAACAGAGAAAAAGAATAATTACAAACCCAAGGAGGTTCCGCTCTGAAGAGACTGCCTTAGGTAAACTCCCTTAGGGCGGAACCTCGTAGGGATCAGCTTCGCTGACCGGGTGCTTAGCACCCTTCCCTACTAGTAAGTCACTTACGTGACTACTCTTATGAAACTATCTTAAGTAACCATTATTCACATTGAGTAACTATTCTTCATATTGTAATATCTTCTTAAGTAATATATTCTTATGAATATTAATATTCAAAAGAGAAAAAGAAAAAAGGGTAAAAAAGAAAAAGACAGAACAGACTTGGGATTGTCAAGGGCAGATTTCAAGGCCGCTCACGCACTTGTGAACACGACTTGCAATATTGCCTCAGTTGACCTACCTTACAGGAACCCCAGAGGGGCAACCTAGACACAATGGCCTCACAGAGCCACACAGAAGCCCATACAGCGGCATTGAGGTTGTCCCGAGGGGGTAACTACCGGAGAGACCTAGAGGGCCTTATATGGCCGTTTGAGAAAGCGGACGAATGATCGAATGTCTATCAACTGACCAAATGCAACTGTTCCTTAGTCTTGTAATCAATGTGGTGGAGTTTCTACCTGACGGAAATATCCAGATTGCAGACAAGGTTTGGTCCTTCAATGAAGTCAAGAACCTATGGTGTATGGAGTGAATGGCACAAGTTACCCATGAGACGTGTCCCTACTGTGGGCATAGAGACTGTTACAGCTACAATACGGAACTGAATGTCTATCGGTGTTTCTCTTGTGGTAGGACTGGTAGACTGAATTATGAGCAAGAGGAGGAAGAAGGATTGAGCCTAGAACCCTATGTCCCTGAGACTTACCGGGGGATTAGCAAGCGCACACTAGAAAAGTGCAATGTATACTTTACAAAACAAGACGGTAAGGAGACTGTCCACTATACTTATCCCAATGGAGTAAAGCACAGGGAACTCCCCAAGACCATTCGTAACTCTGGTAAGATGGATGCCTTCTACGGTCAGGATGACTACAATGGTAGTGCGTCTATGATTACCATTACGGAAGGTGAGGAAGACCGTTTGTCAGTAATCGAGATGATGGGGAACTACCCTTGTGTCAGTGTTCCGGGGGCCAGTCCGTCTAAAGACTTTTGGGCTAATGCTCAGAAATATCTACAGGGGTTTGAGAAGATCATTCTCTCTCTGGATAATGACGATGCAGGGAATAAGCTGGCAGAGAAAATCTACCGGATGTTCCCCGGTAAGACTTATCGGGTGCAGCATACAAAATACAAGGATGCTAATGAGTTTCTAGTCAATGGGGCACGTCAGGAGTATAAGTCTGCGTGGTGGAATGCCCAAAGGATGAAGCCTGATTACTTTATCTCTAGTCCTGACCAATGGGAGGAAATCCTTAAGAATGAAAATCCTTATGACTTCATCCCTACACCTATTCATAAACTGAATGACAAAATCCGTGGATTCACTAAAGGTGGGGTGACTGTTGTGAAGGCTCTGCCGGGCACAGGTAAGACGAGCGTGTTCCGTTACTTCCAGCACCACCTTATTAAGAACCACAATTGTTCTATTGCAATCCTTCATATGGAGGAACAGGACTCAACGACTGGTAGGGGGCTTGTTACATATGAACTTGGTGTAAATGTCTCGACTAAGGATGATGCAGAAAAGAATGGTATCCCAGAGGATCAGGTTGTTGACACAATGAAGCAGCTTTCTCGTGGTGAGAGGTTTGTGGTGTTTTCTGTCGATCCGAATAATCCGATTGATGACACTCTTGAGAAGGTCCGTCTCGCTAAGGAAATCTACGATGTGGACTTCGTGTTCCTTGACCACCTACAGCGGCTTGCCTATCTCAGTGGGACGGATGGTGCTACAAATGAGTTGACACGGCTTGCTGTTCAGCTTGTGGACATGACCAAGAGTAAAAACTTCGGTGTTGTTGCAATTTCTCACGTTAACGCTGATGGGGACACAAAGTATGCGAAGTCCGTTGAGGAAGAGGCTATCATGGTTCTTGAGCTAAGTCGAGACAAGAAGGCGGAAGACCCAGAGGAGAGGGACACGACTTACATTGAGGTTACAAAGAACCGCCCCTTTGCGTCTCTTGGTGATGGCGGGCAACTCCAATACGATCAAGATACCACGATGGTAAGCGAGAAAACAGAGGAGATTCCAGTGTTCGATTCGGGTGACGTAGCAGAAGGGATTGGTTTCTAATGCAATGTTTCATCCACTACAAGAAACACAAACCTTATGTCTGGTTGAAGTTGTTTGGTAAATCCTTCCGTCTCTATGAAGCTATCCATCCGGCGTTCTATAGGCTTGGAGTATTTAGTAGATATGGCTTTAGGGGTTGGGACCGAAGACTTCCTCCTATCGTGCATCATGCGACTAGGTGGTATTACATTAGAAAGCTGAGGAAAGAAAATGACCTTTAAGGAATGGTATAAGGCTTACAACCCCGAGATCAATATGGACTTTGACATGAGCCTTGATGAACTCTTGTCCTGTTGGTATGCAGCTTTTGAAGAGGGTTATGAAAGAGGTCGAAGGGATAAGGCACTTGAGGAACTAGCTCGTATCGGCCAGTCTTTTGACAGGGATGACAACCCGCCCGTAGGAATGAGCAAGGTTTCGGATAAGGATTACAAATGCTGATCTTTGACACAGAGGCAAATGACCTTCTGGATAATGCCACCAAGATATACATTTTTGGCTGGACAGCAGATGGTGAGAATGTCTATACGTCAACTGATCCGAAGGAGTTTCTTGAGGCCCTAGACCAACACGACATGGCAGGTGCCCATAATTGCTATCGGTATGACTTCCCTCTAATGGAAAAGCTCTTGGGTTACAAGTATGCAGGTCTTAAGGTCGATACCCTCTGGTTGTCGTGGTATCTTTTTCCTAAGAGGTCTAAACATGGTCTCGATGATTGGGGCAATGAACTAGGTATCCAGAAGGTGAAAGTTGACAAGGACCAGTGGGCTGAAGGTGATTATGAACTGATGAAGGCCCGAGTGACGGAAGACGTTAAGATCAACTGGCGTCTTTGGGAGAAACAAGAGAGGTTGCTATATGAACTCTATGCCTAAAGACCTAATCCGGTTCCTTAAGTATCTTGAGTTCAAGGGAGATTGTGCAGCATACCAAGAGCAGAACCCGATCCGGTTTGATATGGACCTTGCCAAGCGGTGTATCAGTGAACTTGAGGCTATGCAGGAGGAAAAGGTCGAAGCACTAAAGAGGGTGATGCCTAAGGTTCCCAAGTATGTCACCAAGAAGTGTCCCAAGATCACTCACAAGAAGAATGGCGATCCGACTAAACACTTCCAAGAATGGACCAGACTACTTAAGGAACACGGTAAACCTATTACAACAAAGGAATTGACATATGTGAAGGACTACGAGGAACCTAACCCCAACTCGACTGACCAAGTGAAGTCTTGGCTATATGATCTTGGTTGGAAGCCCTGCACATACAAATACCTCAGGGACAAAGAAACCGGAGACGAAAGGAAGATTGAGCAAGTCAGGAAGGAAGGTGAGATTACTCCCTCTGTGGTTAACCTGAAGGACAAGGCACCTGAGGTGGAGCTACTTGAGGGGCTTAGTGTAATCCAACATCGGTTGGGTATCTTCCGTGGTTTTGTTGAGAGTGCAGTGGAGCGAGATGGTAAGTATTACCTGAAGGCAGAGATTGGTGGGCTTACAAACACATTCAGATTTAAGCATAAGCGCCCTGTGGTCAATCTCCCCGGAATTGACAAATTCTACGGCAAGGAAATCCGTAGTTGCCTGAGGGCAGATGATGGGGAGACTTTCATTGGGTGTGATCTCGTGAGCCTTGAGGATACAAGTAAGCGCCATTATATGAAGCCTATCGACCCTGACTATGTAGAGGAAATGTCTCAACCGGGTTATGATCCGCATCTAAGTCTTGCGCTATTCGCGGGGGAGATCACTCAAGAGCAGTATGATAACTTTGACAAGGAAAGGGACCATGATGTAGCAGCTATCCGTAAGTCATATAAAGTTACGAATTACAGTGCCACCTATAAGGTTGGAGCAAACAAATTAGCCCGTGAGATGGGAATCAGTAAAACCAAAGCGCAATCTCTCTTGGATGCCTTCTGGCAGAAAAATTGGGCTATTGAAAAGATTGCTAGTCAACAAGTTACCAAACAGGTTGGAGACTACACATGGCTTAGAAATCCTGTCAGTGGCTTCTGGCATGAACTGAGGTTTGACAAAGATCGCTTCAGCACTCTGAACCAAAGCACAGGGGTATTTATCTTCGATAGTTGGCTTGCAAGGGCTAGATTGAATGGTTACATGGGACAACTGTCCTTCCATGACGAGACTGGTGCTAGTGTAAAAGACCCTAAGTGGGCACAAGAAGCACTAGAGAAGGCTGTAGACCGACTGAACCAAGACTTGAACCTAAACGTGGAAATCAAGATTGATACTCAAACCGGAGATACCTATGCCGAGTGCCATTGAAGAGTTTGATATAACAAGACTAGAACACTTAGCCCCAAACGTCTGGTTTGAAATGAGAAAAGATACTGTAAAGTTTTTCCGTGTTAAAAGAGGTAAAATACGTTCTATGGAATATGCTCACCAAGACATAATTAACTTTTATGAAACCGGTAAATGCAGAAAGGTTGCTCAAAAGGGGGTTCCTGATGGTTTTGCCCAAGATGACCGAAGGGTGTTTTACTTGCCGGGGGACAAGATGAACCCTAGACATGGCTTCTCTGTAAGTAGGACTATCTTAGATTACCTCCATAAGAGAATCACAAACCCGTGAGTGACTATTGCCAATTGGACTACAAGGCTTACATCTGACTGACTAACCAAAGGAGATTACTGACATGGCTAGTAAAAACATTTACCTTAAAGGCAAGGCCAACTTTATGCGACCCTATTTCCGAGACGAAGGGAATGATAAGACGCCGCCCGATATGCTTAAGAAATTTCAGCGAACAGAAGGTCAATACAACACTGAGTTTCTTCTTGTAAACCCTAAAAACGGTTATGTGTTTACCTCTCGGGATGACGCCCTAGATTACCTCTCTTCAGTAGACGTTCCTATCGATAACATGATGGCTAACCTCGTCAAGCGTAACCCCGAGACCAAGGAAGTTCGTTATAAGGTAACACGTCCTCACATGGAACCCAACATGCCCAAGGAGAAGGGTTCAGACGAAATGGGTTTTGTCTTTGGTCCCCCGAAGGTGGTAGGGGTGCTTAAAGATGAAAATGGTAATGTTGTTTACGATGAATACGGCAAGCCCAAAGTTGAGGAATGGGATGAAGAAGTTTTGATCGGAAATGGCTCGGATATTACTGTAAAGATCAATGTCTGGCGGGGTAACAAGGCCACTAAAATCCGTTGGGATGGTGTACGTATCGACAACCTTGTTCCCTATGAACCGGAAGATGAAGGGGGTTTCTGATGAAGGTCACGGTCACATTTGAAGAGACTTGCGATGATCTCGGGAATGGTTGGTCATCGAATTACACACAAGAAGGAGTAGAGACAGCGGAGGACTTCCTTTGGGCTATTGGTCAAGCCTCCAAGACTGTCTTTGATTTCAACAACCTTACGGCACGACAAGATTATATCCACAGTATCACTGGTGATCGTAAGACTAACAACTTTAGTATGGATTTCTGATGAAGGCTAAAAATGAAATTCCAATAGATATTTTACGAGAATTAGTTTCTGTGACTCCTGATGGAAGACTGTTTTGGAGAAATCGGCCAAGGTCTTACTTCTCTTCTGACAAAGATTGGAAAAGGTGGAACAGTAGATACGCAGAAAAAGAAGCCTTTAATACTGCCAATGCTTACGGTTACAAAACCGGCAGGGTTTTAGGTGTATCTATTTATGCGCACAGGGTTGTTTGGGCACTTCACACAGGGGCATGGCCCTACCCCTTTCTTGACCATATAAATGGTATTAGGTCAGACAACAGGGTGGAAAACCTAAGGGTAGTGAGTAAACAAGAAAATAACAGAAATGCCAGAAAAAGAGTTGACAATAAAAGCGGTCACACAGGAATAACTAAGGTTGGCGATAGGTTTCAGGTTAATGTTAGGTTTAATGGTAAACAAAAAACTGTCGGCTACTACCGAGACCTTAATGAAGCAATTTCCGTTAGGGATCAAGCATACAAAACTTTTGGTTATAGTGAGAGGCACGGAAAATGAAATGTGAAGCTAAGTTGGTAGCTGTAACTCAACCCACTGTGGAATGTCCAGCCTCTAATCCAGAAGACTTTGTGGCTTTTTCTGCTAGGGTTTCTTCAAAAAGGGATTACAATAAAAGGTCAGAAGACTACGAAAAACTTCTGGATTATTGTTATAGAAATAAACATTTTAGCGTGTTTGAAATGGCTAATGCAGTGGTCGAAGTCAAAGCCCCTCGGGATATTACTCGTCAGCTTATTCGCCATAGGAGTTTCAGTTTCCAAGAATTTAGTCAAAGATACTCGGACGATATTGAGTTCACTGACCGGGAAATCCGCCTTCAAGACCAGAAAAACCGACAGAACAGTATTGAGTCTGATGAACTGGACCACGAGGGTTGGGCGGAAGATATTGATACTGTTTCCAGAGACACGGAACACTTTTACCGATGGTGGCTTGAGCAAGGGGTAGCTAAGGAGTGTGCTAGGTCGATCCTCCCAGAAGGTCTCACCATGTCTACCCTCTACGTTCAAGGCAGTCTTCGCTCATGGATTCATTACCTTGAAGTTCGGGATGATCCGGGAGTTTCTCAATGGGAACACGTCCTTCTGGCCCGTAAGATCAAAGAGGCTCTTGCACCTGCTTTCCCTAAGATCATTGGTGGTATGTAATGACAAAAACACCTTGGACACTAAAGGAAGATATTAACCATGTCCTCACAACTGGCAGCGGATGGACTAAAGAAATCTCGGAGTGGGTCGCCCACATGGTTGCAGAGTCACTCAATAGGCAGTTTCGTGGAAGGGACCAACAACGAAAGAGAGTCCTTCGGGCTAGTAACCTCGGAACTCCTTGTGAAAGGGCCTTGTGGTATCACGTCAATAGCGAATCTGACGGTGAGCCTCTTAGTCCCAGCACATTTAACAAGTTCATATATGGTGACATTACGGAGTCTTACGTTCTTGGACTATGTAAAGCCGCAGGGCATGACGTTGCAGGATTGCAGGACACAGTGGATGTATGCGGTATTAGAGGCTCACGAGACTGCGTTATCGACGGAATGCTCTTTGACATTAAATCAGCCGCTAGTCAATCTTTTACCAAGTTTGATAAAGGAACGCTTCGTGACAACGACCTATTCGGATACATCAGTCAGTTGTCTACTTACCTCTACGGAAGTCAATCTGACCCTCTTGTAACATATAAGGACAAAGCTGGTTTCCTTGCATTTGATAAACAACATGGTCACATTGCAGTAGATATTTACGATCTGTCTGAGGAACTAGAGAAGAAGGAACAAGAGGTTCTACGGAAGCAACACATTGTCAATGAGATGGAGCCTCCCGAAAGACCTTTCGAGCCTGTTCCCGATGGTAAGTCCGGTAATATGAAGCTACCAACCAACTGTAGTTATTGCCAGTGGAAACATCAATGTTGGGATAACCTCAGGGGCTTCATATACTCGTCAGGCCCGCGCTGGCTCACCGAAGTGGTTTACACCCCAAAAGTCCCTGAGATTGGAGGAGAGAACTTTTGAAGACCAGTTCAAGTAAACAGAAAGCGCGGCTCCTACAGCAACTAGTCCGTGACAAATTTACGGAAATGCTTAAGCCCTTTGGTATTGTTGCGGAGGACATTAAGTCTACACCAATGGGAGTGAACGGCCCGGATGTGCAACTGTCCCCTCTAGCCAAATCTTTCCTTCCGGTATCTACAGAATGCAAGAGCCACAAGAGCATGGCTGTCTACAAGCTGTATGAGCAGGCAGAGGAGGCCGCAGGGTTTTACGAGGAGCCGTTGCTTGTGGTAAAAGCGAACCATAAGAAGCCCCTTGCGGTAGTCGATCTGGACTATTACATCAAACTAGAGTGGAGCCGTATTATGCAGGAGAATAGCAAATGAGTCTCGGGGATCATTACGTTGTTGAACTAGAGAACAAGTTAGACAAATTAGAAGAGGCATTTACCCTTGCGGAAGAGCTTGCGGATAGGGGTGAATTTTTCGCGGCTTACACAGTTCTATCAGGTATGGTCAAAGGAACAATTAGAGGGGAAACGGAATGACCATTGAAATGAAAGTCCACAAGATCATTGACGGTCCTTATGAAGACCCTGAGGAAGACGGCATTTGGTTTGTTGAGGCTTTGGTTGAACTGGGTGGTAAAATGTCTGAGACCACTCTTTTCAATACGGACTTTGATGAACTCTACGAACTGACCAAACACTTCAAGAGACCCACTCTAGAGCCTTACATTATCGAGATTGATGAAGAGGACGTTCTTTGATGGTTGATATTCTTTGGACCATGTTCCTGACCCAAGTGCTTATGATCGGGAATATCTTCTCTACCCTTTTCTTGTTTGTAATTATTCTTGGTCTCATTGAGACTTACCGGAGGGCTAAAAATGCCTAAGGATATTTTGGTAGATTATGACAGGTATGGGGTAACTCCTTGTGGGATTGTCTACTCAAAAACTTTTACGGAAGAGGTTAAAAATAGATGGGGAAGTTTTACACGAAGGACAAGGAAAGGAAAAGTTATCAAATCTTGGCCTGATTCAAAAGGTAGATATCTTTATGTAAATCTTGGCAAAGACCTTAGAATATCTGTTCACCGGCTTGTTGCAATAACTTATCTCGATAACCCCCACATGCTACCTCACGTAAATCATAAAGATGGTAATCCTCAAAATAATAGGGTTAACAACTTAGAGTGGGTTAGCGCATCACAAAATGCCCGGCATACAGCCAGTCTTGGAAAAATTTGTGGTCCATACGGAAAGCAAAGACTTGTTAAATCTTGTGAAACAGATAGGTTGATAATGGCAGAGTATGAGAAAAGGGGTTCCATTAAAGCAATGGAAGGTTTTATGGGTTGCACCAGATCAACAATTGGTAGGTATATAAAAAATCGTAATTTGATTCAAAAACATAAGGTAAATCAACATGGCTAAAGATATACTTTGTATTGGCGATCCACATTCTCATCCCGACCACGACAACGACCGTGCTGATTGGCTTGGGAAGTTCATTCTAGACACTAAACCTGACGTAGTGGTGAACATGGGGGATACCTTCGATATGCCCTCTCTCAGTAGCTATGACAAAGGTAAGGCATCCTTTCATGGGGCTTCATACGAGCGGGATATTAACGCTGGACTAGATTTCCTTGATCGTATGTGGCACCCTATCAAGAAGTCCAAGAAGCGGCAACCCCATAAGGTGTTCCTAGTTGGCAACCATGAAGAGCGCCTAAAGAAAGTCCTTGAGTATCAACCGGAGTTGGCAGGAAACCGATTTGGTGTAAGTTACAGTAACTACCAACTAAGGGAGTATCACAATGAAGTGGTCCATTACGAAGGTCAAACTCCCGGTATTTACTCCCTTGAGGGTATTAATTTTGCTCACTTCATGGTTAGTGGTGTCGCAGGTCGGCCTATTGGTGGTGAGCATCATGCTTCTAGTCTACTTGCCAAAAACCATTGCTCTTGTGTCGTTGCTCATAGTCATACACTTGATTTCTCTGTTAATACTGACCTTAATGGGCGTCGAATTATGGGTCTTGTGGCAGGGGTATTCCAAGACTACCAAAACCACTGGGCTGGCAACATGTCAAGGTTCTGGTTCCCCTGTATTGTCTACCTACGAGGAGCAGAAAACGGATGCTATGATCCAGAGATTATCTCACTTAGCAGGCTTCGGAGGTGGTATGGGACATGAGTAAGACAGTTTTTAACATCAAATTCGCGCAAAGAGGTAAAAGTAATCCCTCTAAAGGTGTTTATACAGACTGGAAAGATTTTACTGTATCAACTCCTATAAGCGATATGCCTGTTAGGGTTGTTCTTTTTATTACCGAGGATTACCTTGAAACCCTAAAGTCACACCCTGACGTTGTAGATAGACAAACACACGAAGGTTTTGAAGTTAATGGTAAAGTAATCTTCTACAAAAAATCACTAGAGAGTATCCTAGGGGTTCATCTTATAAGTGTTGTTGAAAAAGAGGAAGATATTAGGGTAGAGGTCTGGCATAAATGAGTAAACGACAACACAAGAAATGGGAACTAAAGCCAAGGGATCACTACTGCACCATTGACCCCGCAGCCTTTCCACCTAAGTTCATTGAGGAAGTCAAAGGAGAAACATTCGCTGAGCCTTGCTACGGAAGGGGCCATATCGAGGAACACTTGAAGAGAGTAGCCACTTGTAACTGGCGGTCGGACATTGAGCATTATGGCACATCTGCTGTGCAAAAATCGGCCTTGAATTTGACTGCTGATGACCTAAGTGAGTGCGCCCTGATTGTCACAAATCCACCGTTCACATGGGGCATCCTAGAGGGCCTTCTCAAACATCTCCCGACCCTGAGGCCGACTTGGCTCCTACTGCCCGCAGACATGGCTCACAACGTCCGTATGGCTCCTTACATGGCCCGGTGCTCGAAGGTGATCTCGGTGGGGCGTCTGTATTGGCAGGAGGACAAACCCGTGAGGGGGGTAGATAACTTTGCTTGGTATAAATTCCATGATACTGAACAAACAACGATATTCATTGGTAGGGAGAGGTAAAATTGGTTGAACACATCGCTGTATGGTTTTCGTGTGGGGCTGCAAGCGCTGTTGCTGCAAAACTTACACTAGAAAAATACGGAAAAGATTACAAAATTAGCATACTGAACAACCCAATTCAGGAAGAAGATGAAGACAATCAGAGATTTCTAGAGGATGTTTCACGTTGGCTAGATTACCCGATTCAACATGTTACTTCTATTAAATACCCAAACCAATCTTGCCTTGAAGTATGGGAAGATCGTAAGTTTATGTCTGGTCCAATGGGAGCACCTTGCACACTAGAACTCAAAAAGAAGGCTCGCCAAGAGTGGGAAAAGGTTAACTCCCCGGACTGGACTGTGTTAGGTTTCACAAAAGAAGAGTCCGGTAGGGCAGAAAGGTTTAAGTTAACAGAAAGAGATACCCTTTTGACACCACTGATTGACGAAGGCTATGATAAACAAGACTGCTTTAATGTATTGGTTAGTGCAGGGATTGAGTTGCCAAGGATTTACAAAGACGGGTATCCAAATGCAAATTGTATAGGTTGTGTAAAAGCAGCATCCCCTACGTATTGGAATCTAGTCAGAGAAAAACACCCAGAGGTCTTTAGGCAAAGGGCGGAACAGTCTAGGAAAATTGGAGCTAAACTTGTGAAGGTTAAGGGTGAACGTATCTTCCTCGATGAGCTTGACCCCAACACAACAGGAAGGCCCCTAAAAGATTACGATTTTGAATGTGGAATATTTTGTGAAGAAAAATGACTAAAAGTGAGATTGAAGACCTGTTAGACAGATACGGACTTTACAGGATACTAGAGGATAGTGGTCTTGTAATGGCAGACGTGATTGACATTCTTGAGGAACTAGGTTTCATTGACTTGGAGCAATACCAGAATGATGATTGACTTTACAGAACACTTTGATGAGTTTGTCGAGAGGATTTTTGTCGAGGAACTTAAAGAGCATATCCTTTATCAATCCAAACCTGATACAGACCCTTGCGAGACTGTTGACAACAAGGTTAATCTAATTAACGGCCTTCTGATTACCTTGAAATATTACACAACACAAAAAGAATACCAAGCCTTTGTGGAGAAACTAAATGAATATGATTAGCGTTTACATGTTACTGGGTTGGTCGATTATTTTTCTTACCGGAGTGGGAGTTTTTCTATGATATCTAAAGAAGACATGGTAGCTTTTGAATATTACAACGAAGATGACGAATTTATTGAAATCCTAGAGGAAGCAGTTAAAGAAGGTCGGACCAAGATTCGTCCCAGTCTTATGGACATGGTGGAAGAGTTTCGCTCTACGGCAGGCCAAAAGAAGAACCCGTCAACTTCTGTCATGCTCATTAAGGAAGAGTTTCAAGAGTGGGTTGAGGAGCTTAACAAACTGACTAGTGGCTCTGATTCTGCTGAACTCAAGGAACTTGCCGATCTTGTGTATGTGATCTACGGATATGCAAACGTCATGGATTGGGACTTGGATGAAGCTGTCCGTAGGGTCCATGAGAATAACATGGGTCGGATGTATCAACCGGACGGGACTATCAAGCGGAACCCCAACGGGAAAGTTGAAAAGAACAAGTCTTACCCCAAAGTCGATCTTTCGGACCTAGTGTGATGTATGCTTTCTGGTTGATCTGGTTTACAACCCTATTTCTATTGCTCTACGCAGTAATCTTTGGAAACTAAAAGGAGAATTACAATAATGACTAACTATAAATCCAACCTCAACCCCATGTTCCGTAGCAAGTTCTCGGAAGACATTTTTAATCACAAATATCGACACCAAGGGGCTGAGACTTGGGCTGCACTTGCAAAAACTCTGGTTAACGATGTGTGCTCTGTTGCTGGTGAGGCAATGTCTAAGGAAGACCGAGACCAACTTGAGGCATACATCCGAGACATGAAGTTCCTTCCCGGTGGTCGCTACCTCTACTATGCAGGCCGACCCAACAAGTTCTTCAACAACTGCTATCTTCTCAAGGCCGAAGAGGATAGTCGAGAGGATTGGGCTAACCTGTCTTGGAAAGCCGAGAGTTGCCTCATGACGGGCGGTGGCATTGGTGTGGACTACAGCGTGTATCGAGGGGAAGGTGCCCCTATTCAGCGCACTGGTGGGCAGGCATCCGGTCCCATCCCCAAGATGAACATGATTAACGAGATCGGTCGCCGGGTTATGCAAGGTGGTTCCCGTCGTAGTGCTATCTACGCATCTCTCAACTGGCAACACTCTGACGTGAAGTCCTTCCTTAAGGCAAAGGACTGGGCTGACATGCCTGTTGGCTCTACGGGGAAGACCCTTTGGGATATCAAGCAAGAAGACTTCAACTTCCCTGCACCTCTTGATATGACCAATATTTCTGTAAACTACGACACCGATTGGCTCCTGAAGTATTATGAGACTGGTGATCCGGGTGAGGTCTTCAAAGAAAATGTTCGTCAAGCACTAAAGACTGCTGAACCGGGCTTCTCTTTTAACTTCTTTGACAAGGAAAATGAGACCCTTCGTAACGCTTGCACGGAAGTTACATCCGAGGATGACAGCGATGTTTGTAACCTTGGCTCTATCAACCTTGGTCGTGTGGAGGGTGTAGAGGAACTTGCGGATGTGGTCCGTCTTTCGACTATGTTCCTGATCTGTGGAACCCTCAAAGCCCACCTCCCCTATGACAAAGTTCACCTCATTCGGTCTAAGAACCGTCGTCTTGGTCTCGGTCTGATGGGTATGCACGAGTGGCTTATCCAGCGAGGTTATCGTTACGAGGTCACTCCCGAACTCCACAATTGGCTGTCTGTTTATAAAGGTGTTTCTGACAAAACCAGCAAGGAGTTTGCTGACCGACTGAGCGTAACCCGCCCTGTTGCAAATCGTGCCATTGCTCCTACGGGAAGTATCGGTATCCTTGCAGGGACTTCGACTGGCATTGAACCTATCTTCGCTGTGGCCTACAAGCGTCGCTATCTTAAGGGTGGCAACAGGTGGCATTACCAATACGTCGTGGACAGTGCTGCACAAGAACTTATTGATATGTATGGTGCTGATCCCAAGAATGTCGAGAGTGCTCTTGATCTTGCTAATGACTACGAGCGTCGGATTAAGTTCCAAGCTGATGTTCAAGACTATGTTGACATGAGTATTAGTTCCACCATCAACCTTCCTGCACGGGGGTCCAAACACAACAATGATTCCACTGATGAGAAGTTTGCTTCTGTATTGGCTAAGTATGCCCACCGACTTCGCGGCTTCACTTGCTATCCAGATGGTGCTCGGGGTGGGCAACCTCTGACTTCTGTTTCCTACCAAGAGGCTGTTGACAAGCTCGGGGAAGAGTTCGAGGAACACGTTGAGGCCCATGATATTTGTGACTTGACTGGTGCAGGTGGGACTTGCGGTATCTGACTTGACAAACCAGTGGGGTGGGCTTATGTCTGATAAGTTGGACAAGGAGCCGCCCCATGTCTCATATAACGGACATATCCCTCGATAGGAAAAGCTCATGAAACTATGGATCAAGACACCTTACCCCTATGACGAACCCGGTGATGGAAAATGGGTGGAATGCACCACTCCGTATGAGAAACGAATGTGGAAACAGAACAACAAGCGTAAAGATGGACTACCCACCAAAAAGCAAGAGGAGCGTCCCGATGGCTAAGTTTGAGGTTGGGGACAGAGTTACTTACACGGGTAGTAATCCCTTCTGGAATAAACTTGGTGTAGGGGTTGTAGTAGATGATGGTATTAGGTTTGAGAACTATAAAAGTTATATAGGTAATTCTGATTGTCATGACACTCCACCTTGGGAGTATATGAAAAAGGTAGAAGATTACACCCCGAAAGATATTCAAGACAACGTAAACAGCCCTAGTCACTACGGTCAGGGTAAGATTGAGGCCATTGAATACATCGAGGACTTCCTTACTGAAGAAGAGTATATCGGATACCTTCGTGGAAATATCGGTAAGTATTTGCATAGGTTCCGTTATAAGAATGGTCTAGAAGATTTGAAGAAAGCAAACTGGTATCTTGATAGGCTGATGTTCCTGTTTGAAAATAAAAAAGACCCCGGAGATTAACCCGAGGCCCTAGTAGAAACCGAAAGGAGATTATTATGCTTAGTGTTTTTGTTCCTGTAATCCTTGCTTGTCAAGCTGAGGTGAGTGATCCTACCCAAGACTGTCGTATTTACTTTGGTGGAACCTTTGCATCCGAGGGTGCCTGCATGAGTGACCTTAAGTTCAAGGGGCTTCCCTTCATGGAGCAAGTTCTTCCTGAGGGTGGCACTATCGAGGATGTAACCTGCCTTGAGATGGAGGCATCTGAGGGGTCTAACCTCTAGTCTTTACAACCACTATCGTAACCCTTAATGACCCTTGTCCCTGAAATAATCACAGGGGCAGGGGTTTTCTTTTGGTTCTCTAAGAGCGTATCTGCCAGTGTGTCAATAGGCTCAGAGAGGCCGTCACAGAGGGCACTATCGGCTGCTTCCTTGTCAGTCACCTTGTCGGTCGTTGAGATACCGCAGGCTGTCAGAAGCGCTGTCAGGGGCACTACGAACACCTTCATCAATTTGCTTCCTTCTCTCGATTTGCTTGTCTTGGATTTCTGTAGTGACCTTGTTCCTCTCGGCCTCTTGAATATACCGGATCGTGAAGAATGAAATCAAGCCAACAACCAAGGCAGTGACCACAACTAAAGTGACTTTCGATCCAGCAATAGTTCTCCAAAGCATTAGCCCTTCCTTACTTGTTTAGCGAGAGAGTCAAGACCAAATGCCCCACCAGCAATTACAAAAACATAAGGCATGATGGTGGTAGCAACAGTCCAATACTTGTCAGCCTCCGTCCATAGGAATACACCGACAAGACCCAACCAGATTACAACAAGGATACCTGCAAACTCTCTTTTGTAGGTCTTAGTCATGTTTCATATCCTCTAGATCATTCTCGATGCCTTGAAGCCTTCTCTCTACGTTTTGATCCACTATTGCGGAAGAACTCTGGATTTCCCTTACGGTCAGAGACAGATCGTAGGTAGTCTTAAGGTTCCAAGTCAATAGGGCTATAAATGCTGTCATTAGTAGTTTTGTAACCCAGTCTGTCTCCAAGAATCTTTCCACTGATTTAGGCATAGTATCTCCGGGGTATTTAAGGGTAAAACCTTCTAGGCATCTCGAAATGTGGGCCGTCAGAAAAGCTACTGGTGCATCTCTCATGCAGAGACTTTGCAGTGCCATTCCATTTCCTAAGGTCGTTAACCCTCCAACAGCCGCCCCACCGAAGCGGAATATCAAGTTGCTGTGCAGCCTTACGGAAAGCATCTGCTACTGGGTAGAAATATTCCCATTCCCAAGAAATGTCCCCGTTTACATAAGGTGCAATGTCGATAGCATGACCAGTCAAGTGACGAGAGTTAAGGGTTTGGGATTTACCTTCGTTGTAAAGTTGCCTTTGGCGTTCCTCTGACCTTAGTCCTTCGATCACGGTGAAATCTTGAGTAGTGAGTTCAAGTGCTTTATGGGCGATAGAGACTAGATCAGGGTGAACACCCTCTAGGTTATCTAGGCTTCGTTGTGAGAATACGTAAGTCATTTAGGTTTCTCCGGCCAAATTACATTATCAGGAAAACCACTCTGTTGGGGAACATCCCTAAGTGCCTGACGGTAGGTAGCCCATGCAGATTTGTCTGTAGGTGCATCTGGGAGTTGGGTCCAGTCAGACTTTTGAAGCAGGGAATCCCTTTTGCTACGCACACTACTTTCTGTCGGAGCAGGGGCAATAGGCTCAACATAGTCGGCAATAGCCCCAAACTCACCTGACATTGCTCTTGCGAAGGCATCTCTGCCATGCGGCTCCGGGTCGTCGGCTTTGGCGGTAAACGGAATCTCGGCATCAATGGTGGACAGCTTGGCCGTCATGTCCAACGCCGTTTTCGTCGCGTCCGCCCATTGTAGGCCCTTGGCGTATTCTACTTGGATAGGCATTAGGCGATCCTCATAAAAAGTGTTACGGGGTGTTCATCAATCGCATTGTTTGTTGTGGTTTGCCCCATTGCTCTCCATGTCCCAGAGAGAGATGATGCACCAGTGTCCGATATGGAAAAGTCCCCTGATGCAGATACAGCAGTTTGACCAACCGTGGAAACTTGACCATCAAGAAATGATAACCCCGCTGGCTTTAAGTTACTACCAGAATATGTTGACCCAGCATTAAAGGTTGTTTCAGAGGGGTTGTATGCAAACACATATGTTCCAACTGCGCCATAAGCCGTCGGGATGTTTGACCCAAGTGCCTCAATAGCAGCTTTAACCTTAGCTGGGGATACAAGGGTGTCCAAAGTGGAAACACCTGATTCCCAATCGGTCTCAATTTGAGTAGTAATCTCAGCTAATTTAGTCCCTGTTGAATCAACTACATTGGTATCATTTAGGATACAGAATCTGTTTGTTGATTGGCACAAATAACCAATATCAATCCAAGCATCATCTGCTTCAGTCCGCATCTTGAGGATGTTATTCCCCGTATCATACCAAAGCATGTTAGCATAGGTAGTCGAGGGTTCAGTTGACCCACTAGATAGACTTGCTAGAGCTTGTAGTGCGTCATTCAGATCAGCCCTAAAGTTTGGTGCTGTTTGGTTTGCAATCACAAAATCGTTTTGCGACATTTAGTCATACTCCACTATAGCTTTTAGTCCTGTAATTGATGGTGTAATGTCAACAGAAGAAGACCTTAGGATAACCCTAAATCTGAAGGCTCTCCCAAAATACTCACCTGCCCTGAAGAGTTGATAGTCACTCCAAGTAGGTGTTCCCGTTGGATCATCTTCTGTAGTTGAGATGTAAGCCTCTACGTTTGTGTCTGCAAAGTCTGCATCTCCTGTAAAGTCGTCAAATAGGCCCGGAAGGTCATCAAACAAACCCGGAAGGTCATCCCAAAGATCAGATGAATTATTCTTCCTTATGACATTTGCCTCAACCCTTGATCTAACCCTTCTTGCGGAACCAGTATCAATGTAAGTGCTGAAGTCATAAGTAGCAGAGGAGGGTGCAGTAGTTACATCAGTAATCTCAAGGGCACTGTTTACAACACTACAATCTGTCTTGGTTCCACTAAAAGTAGGGTCTTCAACTTGAGTGTCGATGTTTGCAAAATCTTGGATATTTGTCTCGGGGACTACAACCGAAGTATAACCACCAGACGCCACACCTGATTTATCAAAAGCCTTGATGTGATAAGTTCCCGGTCTAGTGGGGAGAGACACAGCGGATGCAGGACGTGGGACTTTATTCACTGCCGTTGTAGCATTAGCCCAAGTGGCACCAGTTTCCTCAACCGAATGTCTGATCCTGTAGTAACTCAGGTCTAGGTCAGGGACAGGTTCCCACTCAAGGTGGATAGTAGGTCCATTGACTTCCGCTGTTAGACCCTCAACATCATCAGGTGGATCAAGAAGTCCGTTAGCAGAAATGCCAAACAAGAATTCCCACTCACCTTTTACACCAAAACTGTTAATTGCCCTAGCCCTAAAGTCATAGTCTCCGGTATCAAGGTCAACAGCCCTGAAGAGACCAAGCTCACCCGTCCCCAAGCTAGTAAAATCTTCGTTGGGTTGGGTAGATTCCTTGAACTCGACCTCCACACGATCAATACCCTCAGGTCTCCCCGAGGAAATAACGACGTTGATAATGTTGGTGAGTTTTTCTCTGAGAACAAGAGTAGTAGCAGATGCACTAATCCCAATGGGCGGAACATCAAAAGGAGACAGAAGAGTAGTATTATCTTTCTCATAGACTACACCATCGTCAACCTCATCAAAGACGCTCTCGGAAATCTCTCTGAGAGTCATCTGAACCTGAAGGTCTTGGTTGTCTGTAAGCCCGAAGGTCCAACTACTAACCTCGAAAGCCTTCTGATCCCAACCAAATCGGTCAATAGAGAGGTTTACAATACTACCAACTTGGACTTGGAAGGCCCTGAGACCCCAAGAGGCTTGGACTGTAAGCTGTTGTCTGTTCCGCTCTAGGGCAATTCGACCAATCCTACGAGCCTCTTCGGAGTTATCCGTGAAGGGAAGCTCAAGGTCAATGACACTCTCTTGTCCACCATCTGCATTGAGGAAGGCTTGGTTAGTGACCTCAGGAAAGTCTGCTACCTGCCAATCAGTCTCCTCACCACGGAAAGTGCCTTTTACAGTATTGTAATTATCCCTACGCGAGTGCCTAGTCTGGACACTGATTTCACTGCGAAGGTCATCCTCAGTAAGAGTTATCTCAGGCTCAGTCCAGTAAGCGGGCTTCATACGCCACTCACCTTGAGCATACCAAAGGAGACCACCCATGCTAGTGAGAAGGTCATTGATAGCATCGTAAGGGGTTTCACCAGTGGTGAAGTTCCCGTTACAAGTATATCTCTTCTCACCGTTCAGTGCCGTCTGGTCACACACATCAGCCGCAGTGGACACAAGGTCATCATCAATGTTTGCATCGGCTTCAGCCAGACCATAGTCACTGGTGAGGTAATCCCTCAGGCAAAGGGCCGGATTGTCACTCCAAGCAACGGTATCAGTCCGGGGGTCATAGACTTTCTTACCCCTGATAGTAGCTGTGATCTGAGGGGGACCATTGGGGAAGGCATCTTGGTCAAACTTGAGCCTGCAATACAGATAGGCAATACCCCTCAGACGATGCTGACTGGTCCAATTAGAGACTTCATTCACTAGGTCACTATCTGCAACCTGATCCGTGGAACCAAGGTGTTTGTTAATCCTAATCTTCCCATCGTAACGACTGGATGTGGTCCCGTCAGGAAGTTCAATCTCTTTTACATTACCATCAGACTCTAGGTTAGTTACACGAGCATCATTGATGTAAATCTCTTCAAAGGCTTCAATCTCATGCCCAGTGTAAGCAATCACCTGATGGTAGAACTTGTTGTTGTTACCTGTAGTGCCTTGGAACACAATAGCCCCACCTGCACGAGCACGACCGTAGATGATCTGATGATCTAGGGCAGGTTCCCTTTGGTTGATAGTGTAACCACGCTGTCTACGGCCACTTACACCAGAAAGACTAGGCTTAGGAGTAAGAGCATTGAGTGCAAGACCAAGAGCCGCTTGAGTAGCAAACCCCACACCAGCGATCAGGGCGACTGAACTTACAGATACACCAATACCTGCAAGAACAGCGTTACCAACAGCAATAGCGGCAGAAACAACAGCCATTAGAGAACCTTCTTAAACCTAGTCTCGATCTTCTTGTAACCCATACGCTCAACAAACTTGTCTATGGGCTTCTCTTCTGTCCCGGTAATACAAAGAACTTCGTAACCGTCTTCCTTAAGGCACTTCTCCCCAAACTGGATCAACCTTCTGGCAACAGTCAGACCACGGTATTTAGGTTCAACGTAAAGACCATCCTCCGAAGGAATAAAGTTACCTTTGGAACAAAGATTGGGGGCGATTACAACCCAAAGATACCCTACAAGTTTGTCTTCGTCCCTAGCTGTAAAAATCTTCAGTAGATTAACACTTTCAAGAGAGCGGTAGGTATCCCAATCCATGTCAAGGTCAAAGGTATCTCTAGCGGGATATACCTCATCAAAGTGTCTCTCGATAAGGGGTAGAACCTCATCTTGGATGCTGTCTAGAAACTCTTGTTGATACTTAATTGACACTTCGACCCCAAACGATTTCTTTGTCTTGAATGTTCTCCACAAACTCTAGACCACGGTCATTCGGATAAAGGGACTTCTGAAACTGGTTTGTGAACCTGCGGACCCTCTGTCTCTCAAGGTCAATCAGCTTATTCTCTACCTTAAGTTCAATGGTTCCAAACTCAGGGCCTTCAGAGATGTTCATTTGGTCCATGTAACCAGAGAAGATTTGGGTCAGACCTGTCTCTTGTGTCTCAAGTCCAATAGTGCTTCCGTCTTCAAGTAGGATATAGGCTCCATCTTCCTTAAGAAGTTCCCCCGTAGCAAACATACCAAAAGAGATGTTACAGATACGACCTTGGTAGGGGGATTGAAGGGCCAGCGAAATTACTTCCGAGTTCATTCCGGTAAGAGTAATAGTGGCCCCCTTGACAGCCATCTCAGAGGTTTCCTCTACAGAAGAAATGTCTAGTAGTGTTCCGGTCCCAATGTAGGAGTCACCACCAAAAACCAGTGTTCCACTGCCAGTCCAAAGTCTAATCGGAGCACTGTCAAAGAGGAGTTCAACAGTAAAGAAGGGGTAGACAACACCTTCCTCAAGAGAACCCAAAACCGACGTAGAAATATCTCTCTGTGCCATCAGGTAATCACCTCAACACACTCGAAGGAAATGGAGTAGAAACTAGAACTGTTGATCTGCCAAGAGTTAGAGTTACCCTTAAGGCGGAACAGACCTTTGGGACTATTGAACACCACAGTTTCATCAGTGTAATCAGCCCTCAGTTTAGGCCAAATCTCTAGGGTTCCATCTCCTGTTTGGTCTTGTAATACTTGGTGGAGTTTAGCTGTAGAGCCAGACCCAATTTGGATATAGTCACCAGCCCTGAGACTTCCCGTCATAGTTACACCAACACTCTCATCCCCTGCATTACCACTCAAGGTGCAAGAAGATACATCCCCTCGTGGAGTGGCATAATCGGGGTCTCCCAAGAGGAATGTCCCAGTTTGACCTTTTAGGGCTGTCAGAAAGGCTTTCCAATCGGCTGCAAGGTCTCTACGAGTGCTGGGGACACTGACAGAAGCCTCCCATCTTTGCCCTTGGTGAGAGATGATCTGTTGTTTGTATGTAAACGGAGATTGGGATGTAGCCACAGCATTAATGGCACGGAGTTCAATACTCTCGATACCAATAGTTGTCGGGGTATTCAAAGGGTATGTAAGGGCCATGTATTATCCAAAGGTTTTCTTGAAGGCACCGCCACGACTACGTTGGTCAAGGATTTGCCTTTGGGTGAGTTGGGCAATCTTAGGAGCCTCTTGACTGATAATCCTCTTGACACTCTCATCACCGTTGGCGGAAATATGGAAGTGATTCTCAACTGTCACGGGTTGCTGTCCACTAGCCTCAACACCCAACTTACCTTGAGCGTTACGTTTAAGGGGCATGATAGCCTCAGGGCCAGCTTCACCCATAAGACCAGCACCATTAGCCATTGGGAAAATAGTGGGGGAGTTTACAACACCACCATCAGCGAAGGGAGTGACCTTACCGTTCTCAAAGGCATTACCGTTGGCATTGAACAACGTGGGCAGAGGATTAAACCCACCAAATCCACCGAAGAGATTGTTCATGATGGGGTTGATTACAGCCAACTCGACAGCTTGACGAAGGATTGCTTGAGCCATGTTACTGAAGGCATCACTTGCAGACTTACTGCCGTCAATGATGGACATAAAGGCATCAGACATTTGGGCAGCAGAGTCGTTTACAAACTTGTCCATCACGCTGTCGCTTTCCCTGAGGGATTCAATGTAACCTTGAAGTGCCCTATTGGCCTCATCCTCAAGACCGGGATAGAGACTTGTGATTTCGTTAATCTTAGCCTTTGCGTCTGCAACCTTTAGTGCGATAGCGGCTTGCTCATTGTAGGAGGCAGTCATCTCGTCAATGGCTCTTTGGGCTTCGGTGAGGGTCATAACATCAGAACCACCACCACCTCCGCCACCGGAAGTGTCACTAATCAGGGCAGAAACATTCTCCCTTAATGCACTTTCAAATTGAGCAAGTTGCTGTTGCTGTTGTTTAGTGAGACCATAATCAAATCCGAAGACTTGTTCCGACTCACTTTCCATCCTCTCCCTAAGGCGACGAACTCTTGTAGCAACCAACTTCTCCGCTTCACCCATTCCTGCAAGAGAGACTTCAAACTCCAACTCTTCCATAGCAGATTCAAAAGGGGTAGAAAGGGAATTTAGTGCCCTTTGCATATTAATGGCGTTATTAGCAGCCCTTAGGAAAGCATCAGCAAGTCTATTTGCCTCATCTGCGGAATCAGAAATAGTGTCAGCATTAGTCTCTTGTAAATCGATAAACTCCCGAAGGGTTATTTCTCCCTCATTGAGTTTGTTTAGATACTCAACCATTTGGTCAGAGAGTTCAGCACCGGGGATAAGAGCATCGTTTAGAGTATTATACAGATTTTGGACAGCATTTGCCATCCGTTCTGTATCACCAGAGGCAGCGGCCTCTTGTGCCTGAGACAAGGCTACAGCATAATCTAGAGCGCCTTGTTCGGTGAGGTTTAGCAGTTCCGCCAGTTCTCGGGTTTGTGTAATAAACAGACCTATACCTCTGTCTCTCCGACGAGGCTCCAAGCCTTCCTCAAGTGCTCTAAAGAGACGTTCATAGTTAGCTTCAATAATATCTACACTAGATACAAACTGACGGACAGCTTCATCTTCAATAGTCAATCCAACATTTAGGGCATCACTAGCAGCACGGCGGGCTTCAATTTCAGCAAGGCGACGTTGTTGCTTAAAAAGCCGCTCCATTGCCTCAGCTTGACTTCCATATTCCTCCGAAAGCTCTTTTGAAGACTTGATTGCATTTTCAGTTGCCTGAGAGTAATCGTCAACAGCAGAACTAAAGGTTTCCGTGGCACTAGCAGCATCTTCTGCCTCCTCACGAGTTCTCATATACGCCCCAATTAGGGCTGTAGCAAGCGGAATTACAATTCCTAGTGCAGAGGATATACCAATAAGTGCGGTCTGACTAATTCTAGTGTTCTTAGCAAGCTCGGGAAGAATACCCACAAGCTGAGTAGCCTGTTGACCGAAGGCCACAAAGGCATTAGTCCCCGATTGAACCTGAACCAAGAAGTCACCGATCTGATAACCGGATTGCTGCATGGCAACCCCGAGGCTGTTCATCGACCGGGTGTTACCTACACTAGCAGTCCTCATTTGGGTCTGAGCAATAGCTTGTTGTTCTGCTTGATTTGCAAACCTACGGACTTGAGCAGTTGCTTTTTGAGAAGAGTAACCGAGAGATTCATATTGACGCTTGAGTTCAAGTAGCCCCTTTTCATAGAGGTTGGCCCCAATAACACCATCTCTCTTAGCCCTGACAAGTTCTCGGATGTCATTCTCAGTCTTTCTTACCGCTCGGGCCAAACCCAAGGCGGAACTTCCATCACGAGCAGCATCTTTAAAGTTGTCTAGAGTCCGTCTTGCCTGCTTAATTGTAGCATCAGCAGATTTGAACTCGGTTACATCAACTGTGAGCCTTAGGTCAGACATTTACTTCCTAACAACTTTCTTCTTGTAATTGGCTGACGACTGAACACCTTTAATCACATCCGAGGTATCAACCGTAAGTTTAAGGTCAGCCATTTATTACCTTCATGTAAACATTGTCTAGGCGCTTTATTGCTTCTACTTCCCAAGGCTTAAGGTTAGTCTCGGTCAGTTCCATCCATGCCTTGATCTCTTGATAGGATAGAGGATTAGGTCCACTGAAGCCTACAGATCGAGCGTTACTTAAATGAATGAAGGCAGACCATATGTAAGACAACTCCTGCGGAAAATCCGGTCCGATTAGGGGTTCAGGTGTCCTACCAGTCTGCCTTTCTACTTGCTCTAAGTGTTCTCTTTCTGTTACACCATTCTGATCCGCCTTAGAGAGCTTGAAGTTCCATCCCCCAAACTCCTCCAACTGACAGATCAGAAGTTCATAAAATCCGTGGACTCTTGAAGCGCCTCCTCAATCTTGTCTTTGATCCAGAATACGGTAGTGTAAATCTCACGGGCCTTAGCCTCAGAAAACTTGGGTTGCTCTTCGTCGTAAGTAATGTTCCAAGATTTCGTAATACCCACATACAGATCAAGCTGAGACTTCTCAAGTTCCTCAACCGAAGGGTATTGCTTCTTATTGTTATTCATCTTTTTGATACGTTCATTGGCCTGCTTGTGGACGAGAGCCTTGTATTCCTTGCTGTAAGGTGCATAGACCTCAATGGTCATAGGGCTACCATCGTCATTCTCAATAGGCAGGGTTACAGTAATCGTATCACTTTCAGGGGTATATGCTTTAAGGTCAGCCATGTCGGGTATCTCCTATCGGGTTTAATTGATTGTCGGGGTTTGTGTTTAAGTGCGGAGGGAATCAGCCCCGACTACCAACTCCCTCCGCCAGTCCTCCGTAGAGAACTTAAGTGCTGTCCGGGCGGTAGATCACGAGGTTACTTTCATTCGTGTCATCGTAGAGGGCCACAAACGGAAGTTCAACAATCCGAGGGCCAGTCCCACCAACCGGAACATCTGCGCCATTGATCTTAATACGGGGGAACAAGAACTCATACTCATTCACGCCCGAGGGATCATTTACAGAAACAGAAAGTTGGGTCTCAGTCTCATTGATGAAACGCTCAATCAGGGAAGCATCCTCAAAGTAAGCAGAGAACGTCCCCTCGACAGAAGCCATTTCAGCAAGAATGTGAGGTGCACTATCATCCCCAACCACGAAAGTCGGAGAGAAGGAATTGTCAAGAGTGAAGTCAACAGCAGTGATGGATGTAATAGCACTAAGGCTACCGCCCGTGTCTGCAATCTGAACATCACCGGAGTAACTATCAAACGGGTTATTCACCGTGGAAGATGCAACGGTCTTTTCCGTCTGAGAGATAGTCATGTCCTTACCCACAACACCAAAAGTAGACGTGACCATCTGGTTAGGGGCAATGGAAATGTTCATCGAAGACATGGTGCATCCGGTAAAGAGACGTGCTTGGTCAATATCGGCTGCAAAATCCTCAATGGAAAAATACTTCGGGGTGGTGCCAACCTTGAGTTCATCCGGGGTTCCAGTAGAAGTCTGCCAAGTCGAGAGCATTACCGACTCAAGGAAAGCATCAAAGTCAGTGGCCCGAAGGTCAACTACAATATCACCACCCACTTGGCGGTTGCCGTGACGGTCCACACGAAGCATACGGTCAGGCTGGATTTCATTACCCGAGACACGCTCTTTTGTGAGGTTCAGGCTATGTGTATTAAACGGGATATTAGTGAAGTCACCAGAGGGAGTAGTCCCAAAGGTAGTTTCTTCAATGAAGGATAGACGGGAACGACTGCCCTGAGAAAATGCCATTTATGGCCTCCTTTACTGTGCGTAGCTATACCAACCGATACGGATGGGGGTTACATACCAAGGTTTACTGAGGTAAGAGTTTTGTCTCTCTGTGTATTCAATTCTTACAAAAATACTATTGTAGGAAATGTCTGTAGTGGCATCAAATCGACTGACTAGATCATCCACAAGTTCTTCCGTGTCAATAGGCCCTTCATTCTCTGGTTGGTGGACAAGTAGGGTTACAAGACCTTGGTATCTCATTTGGGGATTGGTTCCCCTCACTGCGGGCCTACGGGAAGTGGGTTGGAATTGGAACTTAATAAAAGGGGTTCCGGTCGTGGGGCTGTAATCAACATTCTCCCATGCGATAACAGGGATATTGCTTGTGTTGTAAAGCCTTGTCTCTAGTGCAGTCCGAATATCGCTGTAGATTGACATTACCTATTCCTAGACTTTACGGCTTCAGCAGCTTCTTGTGCAATACGAGAGTGTTCCCTAGAAGTCCTGCCATAAGGAGCGTAACCATGCTCATACTCAACCTCATCTTGGTAAGTTGTGGCGTTAGAGAATACCACTCTCATTGTTTCTGTTGGGAGGGCTGCAATATCCGCTAGAAGTTTCTCGTAGCCTTGTTGGACATACAGTGAGTGATTAGGGTGATCGAAAGGCCCTGTTCCTCGGGGTCTACGTTGACCTTGTTGCTCTAGGGTAGCTGAAACCTCTGACGTTCCGATATTGTGGTTTGTAATGTATGTTCCGGTATCAGAAGGGGAGTTAGCTACAAGTTCAAAACCCATACGCTCAAGGTATTCATCTCGGTATCCCTCAAGCATGTTAGACAGTTTCTGGAACTTACCATCTAGGCCACGGTTGACTTGGACATTCAGCTTCATTCTCTGACCTGTAGTATGTAACAGACTGCCTCTGGACCGGACATGATCTGAGAGACAGAAACCACAGTAACCTCATCCCCTTCACCAGCAAGAGTGTCACCCGGTTCAGGTTCAGGTAGTGTATCCCCATTTACATCCTTGGTAGGCATAGCAGCCCGTCTATCTCCTCTGAGGATACTATCACCGTCCACTTCCTCAAGACGGTAATTGTAGGTATACACCACAACAGTGTAATCTGTGGAGGAACCTCCCGTGAGACCACTCCCCGGAACGTAAGACCCCACAGACCCTACATGGGAATAAGTGACCTCTTTCCCGTGGTCTTCGATAAGGTATTTAATGTCAGCCGCACGAAAGATCATTCATTTCCGTCGTAGTAAGAGGGGTCTCGATTAGCACCGTAAGGATTGTCAAAACGGTCTTTACGAAATGCAGGTTGGGGCCTATCAGGGTTCTTACGGTTAGTGTTAATGTCCGAGATAGAAATACCCCCTGCGTAAAGATTAAAGGCAGTCCCAGAAAACCTTTGACCGTCTTGCCTCAGTTGACTGGACAGAACACGGTATTGTTTCGCAAGGTCAGAGTATTCAGCCTGTAGAGCGCCATCAAGATCAACGGTGACCCGCCGGGAATACTTTGCCGCAATGGCATTAGCCACATAAGATGCAGCATAGTAGATGTTAGACCCAGTTTGATCCAAGGCAAAGGAAATCTCCTCGTCTTGGACCTGCTGATCATTTACATCCGTATCCCCGACAAGCCACCTGACAGAGTTCAATCGCTCTGCGGCACTGTCGGTCCCGAGAGAAGTCTCATCGTAGGACCACATTCAGTATTACTCCATACTTCCATAAAGGTTTCGCCAGCGACGGATGTGACCAATCTGCTTGTCCTTGAGGGTGGACTTACGGCACTTCTTT